ATTAGCATCATCTAACTTTTCGTGTCCTTTCTTTCTAATTGTTCTCATCGCTTCCTAATAATATAATTGAATAGTGAATAATTTTTAACAGGTCTAATTCATTTTTACCTGCTTTCTTTCCATAGCGTTTTGCATATTTTATAATATTTCCTATGCAAAACCCTTCTCCATGTCCTGAGTCTATAATGAACTCAGTGGCTTGAATTTTATCTGTACTATAATGTTGGTCGTAAGTATTGTCTATATAGACTTTCAACTTGGTTAATATTTTATCCTCGTTGAATTTATACTTAGTATCTACACTATTATATTTAGTTTTTTTACTAAAGAAAGCCATTTATGAACTTTCCCAAAACTCATCAGCAAGTTGGTCTAGCATTTCGCTAGGGTATACGGACTCCCCCTCTACTTTGTACTCAGCATGCCAGTCGAAGTCTTCAACTGTGGTATCAATACTAGGGTACATTTCATTAAATAACTCTACTAATTCAGCTCCATCAGTTTCATGATATTCTCCCTCTACAGCTTCCCAATCATCATATTTTTCTGTATCAAAATATTGTTTACCCATAAAGTTTCTAAACTCATCTTCGTATGTCATACTAGCAGTTATATTATCATCATACTTATTAGCAAAGTATTGTATTATATTTAATACTAATTCTGTTGGTTGTCTCCATGCTGAGTATCCACTAATATAACAGTCTTGTACTTCTTCGAGATGGCACCATTTAGCACCAACTTCTCTACAATACCAGTCATAAGAGTCTTTTAGGTAATTATCTGCATCAAATGATTTATCTACATTATTCATAAAAGGTTGATTTTCTATTTCATCATATTCCTCATAATCATAGGGGTTGCCCTCATAGTCATTTCTAGTACCTTTTACCGTTTTAACTGATGAATTAAATTCATCATCAGTTAATCCTTCTATACTTATATTAAAATATACATGATTTGCCATTATATATCTCCTTTTGCTCTTACTTCTGAACGAACTACCTCAAAACCATTTGGGTATCTTTGCTCTAGTTTTTTGATGTTTTCTTCCATTACTTCGTGAGGTGTGAATCCCAAAGCTGTGCAGCCTTGTACCCAATACCAAAGAACATCTCCTAGTTCTCTTTTCATGTGAAATATTTCGTCTTGTGTAAACTGTGTGTCTGCTTGGAATATTTTTTTCTTTACTACTTCTGCGAACTCTCCACTTTCAGCCATCATACCGATAACTGATGTTAGTAATCTTGCTACTTGCATTTCTTCTGTTCTATGCTCGCCTTTTACACTTGTAGTTCCTTGTAGCAATTCCATTCTAGCTGTCATTTTGTCTGTGTTTTTACTTGTTTGTGAGGTTGTTATATCTACGAACCTTGCGTAGTCGTTAAATTTTTGTTGGTCTGTCATGTCTGTCCTTAATGTGTCTGTTTGTTCTTTTTATACCACTTGGATAACCAAGTGTCTATCTGTAGCTCAGTCCAATTACTTGGAAAGTATACTGATAAGTAAGGCCTATCTCGTAATACGACTCTCATAGTCTGCATAGTCCTCGTTCCACCAATGTGGTTTGTCTCTGTATTTCCAGCTTGCAAAGGTAGCTTTATCTAAGTGGTAATAGTCGCGATAAGATTGAATAGGATTACTATAGTCCTTTAGCTCTTCTGGCATAGCTAAACCAAACTCTGTAAAGCCTACTCTTTGCATATTTACTGGTTCTGGTAATTTATTTACTACTTCATGTATGGACTTATGTTCTTTGCCATATCTGTATCTGTACTCATCATTTAAAGCATTGCCATAGCAGTGTGTCCATTCGTGATTATCTAATGATGAACGAGCCCATATAGTACAAGGGTGATTATACATCATAGGTAGATAAGGTGTAATTGGTCTTTCTGCTGGGGGTAGATGTTTTATCTTTGCTTTTTCTTCGTTAAGTACATCTCGTTCTTCTTTGTTGAGTGCACGAGGTACAAAGCCTAAGAACTTGTCAATCCATATACTAGTGCATAGTATTTGAGCAACCTCTAAAGGCATCTTAACAATATGTTTGTCGACATGAGCTTCTGCGCATTTGTCTAAATCTTCGTCTAAGTAAAATAAATTCATACAACTATTATACTAAATTTTGAGAGCGATGTCAAGTATTATTTTTTGCTTCTTCTATAAAGTTGGGTTGCGTAAAAAAGATTCCGAGAGTAAATCTATATTGTGGAGCTATATGAGATGTCGGTCTTATACTATGAGGCGTAGTGCCATCAAAAAGTATTGAGCGATTTTGCTTGTATAAAACACTTTTTGTAGCTTCTTCCATTGCGTCATCATAAAATATAGTCTCTCCATAGTATTCATTTTTCCAATCTGGATTTATATCGTACACAAGAACTGTGCTACCCCCATGAGTATGAGGGAATTGAATTGAAGAAGGGAAAGAAAGATTAATGGTAGCACTATCAAATTTTAGCCCGTCTAATTCTTTCATTAGCTCGGTATTGATTATGCTTTCCATAAAACCTAAATCTCTCCACTCCTGAGGTGTCATAGTATGATGAAGGCATGGGTACTGACGAGTCTCGAAAGTTGAAACATCGCCCCACCCTATTTGATAATCAGTAGAAGCACAGAACATATATAACTGCTCTCTAGTATTCTCCATTACTGTATTATCAAAAACCTTTATCATTTACTTACTATTAATTTTGTCTTTAGCTGTTCCAGCATATAGTCCAAACCAGGCTGCTCCTGCTCCTACTACTACTGAAATTAATCCTGACTGTTCAAATGTTGGTGCATCTAATTCCATGAACCAAATTGTACACTTATATAATAATACAATGTATACTGATAAAAACGCTCTAGGGAATATTCTCCACGCGTCAATCATATTTGAAAGCCATATCCATTTTTGCCATGGATTATCTGGCTCCTTTTCATTCTCCATTTCCATAATTTTGGCTTTTAATTCACCAATTTCTGAAACCATTGCCATAAATTTATTAAGGTCTATTTCAACCTCATTTCTACTCATGTCTCCGCTGAATTTTTCTTGATTTGACATTCTATGTCCTTTATTCTTGATTGTAAGTCTAAGACTTCTTCTTCAAGCTGTGCCCAAATACTAGGGCTTTTTGTTGCTTTTTGGTTTCCCAATACAACTTTCAAAGCTACTTTAGCATTGTTTAATCTAATTTGTAGCATCACGCAACCATTTATACTCATCACTTTCCAAATCTATTGGGGATACTGATGTAGCATGTACATGGTTTGTGTTTTCTTTAAATTTACCTTCGCTGACTGCTTTTAATATCCAGTTAGCTGGGTCTCCTTTTGTAAGAGGTTGTGTAAAAATAATTTCTACTTTATATCCTTGTTGGCTCATTCTTTTTTGTTTCCTTTCATTACTAGCATGCATAGCCCTAACCCAGCCATCGCTGTTTTCTTGCCACCTTTTGTCATTTACCACAGTATTCGCAGGTTCCTTTCAGACCTAGTAATCTTCTTTCTGTGTCCTCTTTTTGTTTTTCTGTGATTAATTCATTGATTCGTCTATAAGCCGCACTCAATTGTTTTTGCATACTTGCAATCTCGTTTTTTAACATATGAATTTCGTCTATCATATTTGTTTAATACCTAACACAAAGTTTTCTGCGCAGTCTTCTGACCAACTTTCACTTTTTGTAGGATAATACTCTAAAAATCCTGGCTTATCACCATTCTTCATATAAACTCCCCAACTCTTATTTATTCTATGTCTTACTACATGAGCTACTTTATCGTCCTGAGTGTAAGTAGAATATATTTTATATTCGTTAGTGTCTTGCATTTTTTTGTTCCTTATATAATGTGAAGGCCTCAGCTACATACTCATCTATAGTCATGTTTCGCTTATTTGCATCTGCTGTCATAGCGTCCCACATTTCTTGTGAGATAAAATATTCTTTGCCTTCGAATTTAATTACCACTGCTAAAGAGGTCAGCTTCTGCTTGCCTTCTGCGTGTTAATCCTTCTAGTACTTTGCCTCCAGCTTTGTTCCATCTCATTATTTGAGCTGGTACATTTACCATATCATTGGCATTAATTACTTTTAGCATTGTTGATGCTTGAAAGTTAGATGAGCCTAAATTATAAACCCAAGATACTAACGCATCAAATTGATTTTGTGATAAAGGTACTGTAACTAATGTATTTACATAATTTTCGTACTCTACCAACTCTTTCATTAGCATATCATTAGCTGTATCTTCTGATATTACCATGCCTTCTTGCACACCTTTTGTATGCCCGTAGCCTATTGTCCATACGCCTGCAGCGCATTTATAAGCATTTAATTCTAAGCCTTCGAATGTTTTTATTAACTCTAAGCCTTGTATTCCTATTTTCATATTTGTCCTATATGTAGAAGCTTTCGCCACAGCCGCAGCGTCCGCTCTCTTGATTATTTGTGATAACAAACTCCTCATTAAGTCCATTAACCACCCAATCCAATTTTGCATCTGTTAGATACTCCTTGCTGTATATATCAATTACTAATATATCTTGATATATCACATCAGTTAAGTCAGGACTCTCGGCATAACTTAACTCATATGTATATCCACCACAGCCGCCACCTGTGACTTTAAGGCGAGCGCCCCAAGCAGAACTTGAGGCGACTCTCTGTTTTAACATTGTTAAGGCTTTACCTGTTATCTTCATAGTAATGGTAGCATCGCTAGATACATTGTTCCAAAACATACTGTAAACATAATAATTACCTCACATAACTCCCCATCAGGGCAGTAGTTATCTTTAACTTTCCGAATCGCTTGCAAAAGTGCATAACGATTAAGAAATCGTTTTGCATATTGCATAAGTTTCTCCTAGCCTATTTTAATCGTCTTAGGCTTCTCTTCGTCAGGTGTATTGACCTGAAGGTTAATAACTAACATACCATTTTTGAATCCCGCGTCGGCTATCTCTACCCAATCGCCCAAAGTGAAAATTCTGCTAAAAGTTTTACCACTAAGTCCTTTATGGACATAACGCTCCTCTCCAGAATCAAGACCTTGCTTTTCTGTTCCTTCTATAGTAAGTTTATTCTTGTGTTGCTTGATGTCGATATCATCTTTTGACCAACCTGGTAGAGCCATTTCAATACGGTAGCCCGTATCTCCAACTGCTACTAAGTTGTATCTTGGATAGTTAGTAAGAGGTGAACTCTCGTTCCTTCTAGTTAATTCCTTATTCAAGCGGTCGAATCCAACAAATAATTTGTCGAAGTCGTTAAAGTTTAATGCTGATAATCCAGTCATTTTCATTCTCCTATTTGCGTCCTTTCGGCACGCGCTGTGAGACCCTTGCGGCGTCTCGGTTATTATAATACTATGTCTAACAAAACCCGTCCGTTGGTGGAAAACGGAGCTCCTACCACAACCCTCAGAAACTTAGGCGTTTCTTACTCGTGCCAGACATATACAAGGTTTTGTTGTGGAAGTCCTTGCAACTCCGCTTAATTTTGCATAAATTATTTAAAATCTATACTCATATTATAACAAAAATTACCACCGATGTCAAGAACTAAATTTCAGTCCTCGTCAAAGTCTATCTGTCCGTCTGCTTTTAGATAATCTAGTGTTTTGCT